TCTGATAGGACACAACTTACAATATGACTTGCAATGGCTGTGGGCTTGTGGGTTTAAATATAGTGGAGAAATATTTGACACTATGCTAGGTGAGTACATATTACAACGTGGGCAGAAACAATCGGTGAGCCTGGAAAACTGTGCAATACGATACGATCTTAATATGAAGAAATCAGATACACTCAAAGACTATTTTAGTAGGGGTTTTCAAACAGATGAGATACCTCTTAACGAATTGTCGGAATACTTAACACAAGACTTAGTTGTGACGAGGGCTTTGTATTGGCGATTGCTTGACGAATATGCCAAGCCTGAGAGTCAATCACTAGTCAAGGTAAGAGACATTACCAACAACGTATGCAAGACATTAACGAGAATGTACATGAATGGTTTTAACATAGACAGAAAAGCTTTACAGGATGTGCGTTGGGACTTTGAGGACGAACTAGTTAAGATAGAGAGACGACTAAACGCACAAGTAAAAGAGTTAATGGGGGACACTCCTATCAATCTTAACTCTCCTGAGCAAGTAAGTCAGGTCATATACTCTAGGATACTGAAGAACAAGAAGCAGTGGGCTGTTGCGTTTGATCATGTGGAAAACAAGGATGACTTTAGACAGTCTGTTAAAGATAATAGTTCTATGATGGTGAAGACTAAGGCTAGTGTTTGTCAGAAGTGTTATGGAAAGGGCAAGGTGTACAAGACTAAGAAAGATGGTCAACCTTTTGCCAAGCCAACTCGTTGTCCTGAGTGCGATACAAGAGGATACAAGCTAACCAAGTTGAAGCATATGGCAGGGTTAGGGTTCTTTCCCCCATCAAAGGATTGGGTTAGTGCCAATGGGTTCTCTACAAGTAAAGGCAACTTAGAGAGTCTTATCAATATAGCCAAGACAAAAGGTATGACAACAGCAGAGACTTTCTTAACAGACCTCAAGCGACAGAGTGCTATATCAAGCTACCTGTCAGCCTTTGTTGATGGCATAGAGCATTACACTAAGGACGATGGGTTGCTACACGTTAGCCTTACACAGCATGTCACAGCTACAGGACGTTTTAGTGGACGCAATCCTAACATGCAGAACATGCCTAGAGGTGGTACGTTTCCTGTTAAGAAAGTGTTTACATCTCGTTGGAACAGCGATCAGTTTGGTATGAGGGGTAAGATACTTGAAGCTGACTTTGCACAGCTAGAATTTAGAGTTGCAGCATTATTGTCACAAGACAAAGTGGCAATGGAAGAAGTGTCCACAGGTTTTGATGTTCACTCCTATACGGCTCAGATTATCTCTGAGGCAGGACAACCAACGACTAGGCAAGAAGCTAAGGCACATACCTTTGCCCCACTCTACGGAGCAACAGGGTATGGTAGAACAAAAGCTGAGGCTGAGTATTACACACACTTCATGGATAAGTATAAAGGCATAGCCAAGTGGCACAAGAAGTTAGGTGACGAGGCTATAAACCTTGGCAGAATAAAGATACCATCAGGTAGGCAGTATGCTTTCCCTGATGTAGAGAGAAGGAGAAGTGGAACTCCAACCCACTTTACCATGATTAAGAACTATCCTGTGCAGGGCTTTGCTACAGGTGACATAGTTCCTATTGTATTGTTGGAGATAGAGAAGCGTTTAGACCAAAAAGATTTAAAGAGTATGTTAGTAAATACAGTACATGATTCTGTTGTGTTGGATGTACACCCACTAGAAGAGAAGGACGTATTGGGTATAATAAAAGATGTCAATGATAATCTGAAGAAAATAGTAGAAGATCATTACGACATTGATGTAAATGTTCCAATGCTACTAGAATCAAAGATAGGTTATAATTGGCTTGACGTTAAAGATGTAGTCTGATAAAATTCGAAACATAATATAAGGAGTATATAACAGTGGAAAACACATTATCAGTAATAGGAAAATCCCCTGCCGATCTAGCAGAACTAATGGGGATGTCGAATGTCCCTGCGAAAAGCACATCAGCTTTAGCAGAGATTAAGCAGGTTCATCAGAATGTGATGGGTACAAAGCAAGTCGATGGTGAGACTATGGAAGTTGCCATCGTCAAAGCAGGAGCGTACTCTGTGACTTTCCCTGATGACACTGTGTATTACAGCGATACGATAACTATCCGTCCGTTTATGCAACGCTTTCAGTTTCAGCGTTATGATAAACACTATCAGAAACCTGATGGGGGGGAAGGACGGATGTTACGTACTGTAATGGCAACGTCTTTGAATGGAGACTTGAAGGACAACTACGGAGGGTTTAACTGTGGTAGACCATCAGGTTATGTTAAGGACTTCAATTCGTTGCCACAAGAAACACAAGACCTTATGAGATCAACTGATAGGTTCAAGGTTATCTTTGGTCTGTGTACACTCGACAAGCCTAAGGATGCCGATGGTAAAGCAGTTAAGGTTAAAGAGTTCCCTTTCTTGATGAGGATTAAAAACAGAGATAGTTTTAAAACTATGACTGATATGTTTAATCAGATTCAAAGGAAGAACAGGCTTCCTATTCAGCACCTTCTACACTTGTCGTCTGAAGTAAAGAGTATCCCTAGTGGAGCAACCTATGGTGTGGTAACAGCAAAGCTAGGTGAGTTAGTAGAGATCACCACAGACGATCAAGAAGTGTTGAACAACTTTGTTGAGTGGGTAGAATCTATGAACTCAATCACAATAAGCAAATGGGAGGAGCATCGCAGACCTGAGGAGTTGTCTGACGATGAGTCTGAAATAGTTGCTAACGTAGTTGAGATTGACGAGTAGATGAACCATCCTGCAGAAGTGGCGATTCATTCTTTCTTACAGAAAGTCATGCTAGGTGAAGCTAGTATGGATAAGGCTATTGTTGACCTCGTAGCCAAGGATGTAAGTGAGGCTATGGCTCGCCAATTCTCAGGAGAGAAGAGGACTTTTAAATTACGGATGTCTAACCTTGGACGTAAAAGGTGTCAGTTGTGGTTTGAAAAGAACTCTCCTGAGTCTAAGTTAGCTGATTCACCATTCTTTATTATCAACATGATATTGGGGGACATCATTGAGGCTGTATTTAAGGGCTTACTTAGAGCGTCAAATGTTGAGTTTGAGGATGCTGAACATGTCCAACTAAAGACTAAACAAAAGGAGATAGATGGTACGTATGACTTAGTTTTAAATGGCAAAGTTGATGACGTTAAATCTGCTTCTCCTTGGGCTTATGAAAATAAGTTCGTAGACTTTGCTACACTACAAAGCAAAGACAGCTTTGGTTATATCTCACAGCTTGTGGGATATGCCAAGGCAAAAGGTGTGCCTGTTGGTGGTTGGTGGGTAGTTAATAAAGCTAATGGTAATTTTAAATATGTGAGTGCTAGTGATGTAGATATGGACTCTGAGTATAAAAAGATAGAGGACACTATATCTTACCTTGAGAATGACGAACCTTTTGAAAGGTGCTATGAACCTGTAGAGGAGACATACTATGGCAAGCCTAGTGGTAATCTAAAGCTAGGTATAGAATGTAGCTTCTGTAACTACAGAGAAAAGTGTTGGAACAACCTACAAGTTCTACCTTCAAAGGTATCAAGGTCTAGCAATCCACCTTTAATAAACTACGTTAAGTTAGCTGATGCCCAAGATACAATTTAGGAGCAAGTTTGAGGAGAGCGTAGCCAAAGAGTTGCGCCTTCTCAAGCAAAGGATTAGATATGAAAAGATGTCAATCAGATACGCAGTGCAAATGTTTAGGCTCTACAAGCCTGACTTTGTTCTTAACAATGGTATTATTATTGAGGCGAAAGGGTGGTTCAGACCGAAAGATAGGGTGAAACATTTACTAATACAGGAGCAGTACCCTGAATTAGATATACGCTTTTTGTTTCAGAACGCATATAATGTTATTAACAAGGGATCAAAGACAAGATACTGTGATTGGTGTGACAAGTATGGTTTTAAATGGACAGATAAGGAGATACCTAAAAAATGGTTGACAGAAAAGAAGAAGCGAATACAACTAGGGACACTGAGCAAGTGGAAGTAGATAGAGTTAACAGCCCTCCACACTACAACAATGGTGGTATGGAGTGCATAGACTATATTCAACAACAATTAGGTGGAGAGTTTTCTTCCTATTGTCAGGGCAATGTTATAAAATATCTTCACCGTTGGCGATACAAAAATGGTATTGAAGATTTGAAGAAGGCAGAGTGGTATCTCAAAGCAATGATTAGAGATATAGATAACAGGAGTATGTTAGGATGAAGTTTAAGATTACAGCAGAGGTTGAAATAGACGATGAGTCTAGCCATCTACCTGTGACCTGCGATGCAGCATCTAAGAAAAAAGAAGGCGAAAAGGTTATATCTGA